GGACGGGTTCAGTAGACACTTTATCAAGTGTCTTCGTCTTTCTCTGGCACTTCGTAGTGCTTGTGGTTTCAGCTTTCTCTTCGGTGGTTTACCCGAATTATGCTGCCAGTTCGGGATAGAATTGCTCAATGTCCTTCCTATAGAGTTGTTTAACATTATCTATAAGCTTAGGAGTTTTCTTAAGCTTATTGCCCTCATCACGGGACTTTGGATACTGTATATCCTCGTCAAACTTTAAGTCAACACCTATTATGCCACTTAACCAACTGACAAAATTATCTCCCATACCATCCTCATACTTCCATATCTTTGTCCTATCTGTCATAAAATCTATTTGAGGTCTAAACCAATTCGCAGAAAAACTTGGATCCATTGAAGGAATATTAGCAATCATTGAAAAAAATAAATTCTCATCTTCAAATAACTCTTGCGAATCATTTCCATATAATCTTTTAAGATAAACCGATCCAGAAATAAATCTATCAACAGGATTTCTTACGATTGAAAAGTTAGGTACATCCTTTACATTCAAATGTTCTTCGTAAATATCCTTATGCCAATGAGCAATTTCTGCTCCATGCAGATCAGTCATTACACCTTTTCCTGTATCAAGATGAATTTCATCCCATGTAAAATTATTTCTCCATAAAAGATTGGCATCTACATATCTTCCAGCAGTTCTAGGAATATGAGCAAAGAATACTTTTTTCTCAGTTGGTGTATGTGTAAACGTCGGCATAATTAAGATTTATATAAAAATGTATAGTTAACCCTTTTATTCTCTTGACCTGGTTTCATATGAACATTATCTGTTGAATGAAAAGTATTTCCTCTAAAAATAATTGCTCTATTATACCTATAGGGTATTCTATCATACTTTGATTTTTTTAGAAACTCTCTATTATTCTTAGGATCATTATACACCTCCCACGGCATATCCTTAGGAGCATGTTTTCTATAGATTCTTAACCCATTTTTAGTATAATCTTCAACACATTCATCAGGAGTTACCCAAATATTAACATTAATAAAAGAAGGGTCTGCATGAGGACCTACTCCTCTTGCGACATTATCATATACAAAACTCCATGACCTCAAATATTTTTCTGCTAGGGGTATTTTAGGAACAACATACTTATCCGAAATGTGTCTTAAAGATTCTGTCAGACAATTAGGGTGATCAAAATCTAGAGATTTATAATCCCAATACTTCATATTATATTCTTGAGAATAAAGAGTTTTCGCTCTCAACTCTTTACAAATCTCATCAGGAAAAAAATTATCAATAATTATATAGTTACTAATTTTTAAACGTACTAAATCTCTCCACTTCCTTATCATACAATCATCCTACTAAATCCTTTCACTTTTTCAAATCTTAAAACATTCTCAAATCTTTCATCCATTCCTTGTTTATGAGATATAACAAATACATTGGCATCACTAATAACATATTTAATAATTTTAAGAAACTCTTCTGTACCAAATCCATCTAGTGAACTATCAAATACTTCATCCATTATAAGAAGATTTGTATTGACACTATTCTTCATTCTAGCAACTTCCCTCCAAGTAAACAAGAGTGCTAGATCTATTCTCATTTTCTCACCTTCAGAAAAAGAAGCATAAGAAAAATCCTCATGGATAGGAGACTGAACGGTTTCATTAAACTCTTCATCAAGAGTAAAATTAATATAGAAGTCCATCATCTGAAGATATCTATTTACCTGTTGATTAATCAAAGGCAGATACTTCTTAATGATCTTTGACTTAACTCCACCGTCTCTAAGTAAACCATACGAAAAATCGTAGTAACGTATGGTATCCTTCCTAGAAGATAGTTCGTCGTATGTAGTTGATAGTTTGTCCTTGAAGGTGGTTAACTTCTCATGCTCAGTATTTCTGTTTGCAAGTTGTTCGGTAATTGTTTGAATTTCCGATTCCAGATCTCTGATTTGTCGTTGACATCCAGAAATCCTAGTATTGTTTTTAGAAATGCCATGCGTTAGTTGAGTAATCTCCTTCGATAGGTTAGTAAATTGATGCTCTCGCTCTTCCTCTTTTTTAATTGCCTCCTCTAGTTCTTTATAACCAGATTGCAACTCCTTTGCTTTATTTTGAGCATCGTCGATTTTATTTATTCTAAACTCCTCCTCGATATGTTGAGTACAAGTAGGGCAAACCGTGTTCTCTGTGAAAAACTTATGCTCTTTGGTAATGGTAGATACCTTTTGAGATATTTTTCCTTTAAGATTTCCTAACTCACGTAACTTTTTTGTAGCCCCTGTTAACAGTTCTTGTTGTTGAGTAAGTCCATATACCTGATCTTCTGTATGTTCATTTTGATTCATTAAAACACAAATCTCATCCCCTATAGTGCTCATCTTCTTTTTATTATCTTCTATTCTTTTATTACTTTGATTCTCCAACTCTTCAATAAACTCTTCTTGCATCTTTACTTTTTCATTTAAAGATTCTTTTTTAAGACTAAGAACATTTAATTCTTCTTTAATAAAACGAGTCTTTTCTTTAAACATATTATTCATAGAAGAAAAGATTTTTATATCTAACAAATCTTCAATCACTTCTCTACGGTTAGATGCAGTCAATTGCATAAAAGGAACAAAAGCACTACTACCTAAAATAACAATCTGCGTAAATGACTTATAATTCATTTTAAGAACATTAAGTTCCAACCACTTTTGCTGATCATTTGCAGAAGCAGACTGATCTAATAATTCATCATCTTTCCATATCTCAAATATGTTTGGTTTTATACCTCTAACCACTTTCCAACTAGTAGATCCTATAGAAAATTCTACTTCGACTCTACAATCTTTTTCATTTACTGTATTAACTAACTGCCCTTTACTAATTTTACGAAAAGGTTTATTAAATAAAGTGAATGTTAATGCATCAAGAACTGTACTCTTTCCAGCACCATTTGTCCCTACTATTAAAGTAGTTTCATTTTTTGTGAGATTTATTTCTGTAAATTGATTTCCTGTCGAGAGGAAATTTTTCCAACAAATTTTTTCAAATAATATCATGGCCAATAGTGGGTGGAATTACAATGTCATCAGAGGTAATAACTGTATAATTATACCCATGATTCTCACAGGTTTTAATCATCAATCGATCCTCGACTTCTAAAATATGCATCTCAGGATAATCTTGTTCCTCTAACATCATAACATATCTTTCAGCATCATCTTCTTCTTCAAACAAATAAAGAATTTGATCTCCATGTTCATCTTCAACGGAATAAGCTCCCTCACGTTCTTTACCAGCAATGGTCAATATAAACATTATATCAACTCACATGCCTCTTGATAAACTTCATTCATCATTTTTTTAATTATTGATTTATCTAAATTAGTTTCGGATTCTTCAATATATTTGTTGAGTATAGACATAGTATCTTCTGATTCATAATCTCCATCCTCTTTATCATACCAACCATTAAACTCAAAATTCTCAACAATTTTCAATTCTGCTACATTAGATGTATATAACTTATCAATAAATTTTTCAAACTTTTTAGTATCATTTTTTTGACGTACTATTAACTTTACTATCTTATTTTCTAATTCACTTGCATTAAAAAGTTGATAATCAGTATCACTATAATAAACTTTATAAAAAAGACGATAGGGATTATTTACAGGAGTAGTTTCTAAAGTTTCTGTATCAAATAAATGAAACCCTCTCGTATCCTCATGATCATTCCAATAAATTTCATAAGGATTTCCCAAATAAGAAATATTATCTTGAGTAGATCTAGTATGGAAATGACCAGAAAAAACTTTAGTAAATTTTTCAAAAGGTTTTATATCAAAACCATGATCCATTACAACATGTTCATTTACTTTAAAACCTTGGAGTTCTAAATGTCCCATACAAACAGGAGAACTTGTCTTATTAATCATAGATAAAGTCATATCTTTATTCTCTTGATTAATCCACGGAACAAGGAGAACACTTAAGTTACCTAAAGTTATAGGTCTAGTTTCTGAATAAATTTTTATATTATCATACTCTCTCAATAAAAGATCTAATGCGTTTATATCATTTGTATTCTTATAATATGCTGTATGATTCCCAACAATAGTATGGACAGTTATGCCCATCTCCTTTAATCTGTCAAAATAATTTTTCTTTGCCCATGACAATGCAGCAAAATCAATTCCCTTGCGGCTGTCAAAGGTATCTCCCATGTCAACAATGGTGGTGATTCCTTCTTTCTCTATAGTGGGAAAGAAAACATCTTGGTAGAACTTAAGAAAATAATCGTGAAATAATTTAGAGTTTTTACGAGCACCAAAATGCTGATCAGTGATTATCGCAATCTTCATTCAGTTACGTAACTTGGAATGTACTGCATCTTTAATAGAATTATACTCTGCATAATTAGATCCGTCAATCTGATTGTTATCATCAAACACTTCTGAATACCCAGACTTCTCTAATATTTTATTTTTAATTTCTAACTGACGTTTCTCTCTTTGTATTCTGCGGAGAAATGCATAATGTATAATCTGCGTAAAGTAAGCAAAAGGATTACGGGATTTCTCAGGATTAAA